CAAACCCCTGTTAGAAGCGTCCACAGGACTAACACCCCCACTTGCATCACTAGGGCTAGACCACCCAAACGGATTGATCGCCCATACGTTGAACGTGTATTCGGTGCCGTTGGTTAGGCCAGTGACGGTGACGGGGGAGGATGTAATCTCAGTACCAACTGCGAATTGATATACGGCGTCTGCGCCAGAAGATACTAAGTAAAACTTACTGTCGTCGTTACTAAATTGAAGACTGCTCCCATCAGTGGTAGTGCCAGACCAATTATAGCTCTCGCTATCATATGAAGCCGTACTAATATCAAAAGCACTGGACAGAGAGTACCTGTACACAGCGGCACTACCTCCGTCTGCTGAGTAGTACATTTTTGTGCCATCTGCGTTGAAAGCTAGTCCTTGGCCGTCTATCGCTTCGCTACTTACGCTAAAAGAGGTAGTATAAGATAGTGTGCTTATATTGTACGCGGATGACAGGCTATATTCATAAACATCGTTATTATCTACGCCAAGCATAAACAGCTTTGTGCCGTTATTGTTAAAAGTTGCAGCGGTTGGGTATGGGTCTTGGGAGGCAAAAGAAAAATTAACACTGTCATAAGAGGCTGTACTTATGTCATAAGCTGTACTCAAGCTATATTGAAATATTTTCCCGCCGCTGTTAATCCCAGCCATGTAAAACTTTGTGCCATCGCTGTTAAACATAATTGCTCTTGGGTCACTATCTTGCGATGTGACTTGAAAACTTTTACTATCGTAAGACGCTGTTCCAACATCAAATGCGGTTGCCAACGAATATTGGAAAACATACTCATCAGAAGAACCAGTAATGTACATCTTTGTGCCATCATCATTGAAACACAAAGCATTCGAGAAACTTTCTTCTGCGCTGCTATCATATTGCTTTTCATAAGTAGACGATGAAAAAAAGTCTATTGTCCCCGTACCGTCATTAGACTGCACATTATACCGAGTAATCGCCGCCCCACCAACATCGCTAGGCGCAGTCCAGCTAACAGTTACCTGCTCATTGCCAGCCGTGCCAGTAACACCTGTCGCTGGATCGGGTGCGTTGATCCCGTCTTGGCCTATAAAGCCGCCTGTACGTTTAGCCATCAGAGGCTCCTATTAGCTAATTTCCTCGTAGCTAACGATCACTTCCAGATCATTCGCAGTGCCAGCAGTCGCCGTAATGGAACGGTCTTCTTCAAGATACAAAGCTGTGCCTTTGTCTACAGCGACCAAGGATGCGTCAGCCGGAACCGAAATGGTGCTGACCAGCGAGTAAGCTGTGCCGCCGCCAGAGGCTGCGCTGTGAACGTCTACTGTAACATCGCAGGCATTCGAGCCATCGACGTTTGCGACTTGGATCATGTTGATCTTAAACACCTTGCCCGATGATGCAGCGTTGCTGACCAGCGTTGTCTGTGAAGTTGAAGAAAGCGCGACAGTGGCGGATTTGCCTATGATCGTGCTTACATCTACGATATTTGGTGCAGCCATTTTCTAGCCTCCTTTATCCAAAAACGATAGCCATAGCTATGGCTTTACCTGTTGATATACCAGCACTACCAAAACTGATAGTGCCACTTCCGTTAGTAACTAATGCTTGACCGTTTGTGCCGTCAGATGTGGGATAGGTAATGCCACTTGAAGTTAATCCACTTGAAGTCAGTGTGCCAACACTTAAAGAATTAAAAGCATCCACAAATGCAGCTCCTGACCCAGCACCATCACTATATACAGCTTTGGTTTGACCCGCTGGAATAGTTACATTAGCACCAGAGCCTTGAGAGATGATAATGTTTTGAGATCCGCTAGTAGCGTTCTCAATAAACCACATTTTGCTGACAGTGTTTGGGCCAATAGTAATTGTACAGGCACTGTCTAAAGTTCCTGTGTACTTTAGGAACATTGACCGACCAGCGTCTGATGCGCCATCAGCAATCGTTGTTGTGTGAGTATCAGCGTTGGTTGTTATGGCTTCTGTGCCATAGCTGAAAGCCTCGCCAATAAGCTCAAGGTTTGTGTTTGTGACTGTTCCCCATGAGCCTGACTGATCGCCAGTAGCCATCTCATTGAGGCGAAGGTCATTTGCATAGGTTGAAGCCATGTCAATTTATCCTTGTTTTAGTCGATGCGAATGATAGCAGTCGCGCCGGGTGCTGGGAATACGATGCGGAATGTACCTGACGAAACTGTAAAGTCTCCGCCGAAATCCAAAACAGCGATTGAATTGTCGCCTGCTGTTGTGTCGTTATAGATCAACGCACCGCGAGCTGTGAAAGATGCGCTTGTCCACTCTGGGTTATCAAAGTCAACATATGCTGTTGTGCCACTCGTAGCTACAGTTGAGTTCGCAAGAGTTTCGCCACCAGCACTGTAACCTGTTCCAGTTACTTCATTAGTTGCGGTATATGCAGTTGTTGATGCATCTAGTGTCGCTGAAGAAGTGTACAGCGCGATCTTGATTGTGTCAGTATCAAGATCCTGTAGTTTATTGAACAAGTCTTCCTTGAAACTTGTACACATTGCTTGAGTAATAGCCATTATAGACCTCCGTTATATTCTGCTGCGTAATCGCGTTGCATCTCTTGTACTGCAAGTTGCACTGCTTCGTCAAATTGTGTCTTGTAAAGAGACAATGTTTCTCCAGCTTTAAGAAACGCTGATGCCTCATAAAGACACGCGGCAAGCAACACATTTTCAAGATTGTCACCGACCCAATTGTTTGTGTTGCTTGAACTTAGACCTGTTTCAGGGGCTACAAAATCTACTTGATAGGTATCAGTAGAGTTTGGAGTAGGCGCAAGAGTTACCACGGTTCCTGCCGTACCAGCACTTTTTGTGCTGTACATGATTGGAGTGCCTTGCGTAGTCGCGTTTGGAGAGTAATCGCGTATATATGAGTCAACTCTATGGTTCAGATAAGATGCAACATTTGAAGATATGATAGAGACTTGTCGTATCATTCTTGCCAAAGGAACTGTGTAATCAGAGGTTCCAGCAATCATACTTCCTGTAGTAGTTTTCCTAAAGCAAGGCAAATTAGGCATACGCTGGAATATCATTGTTTCAGCTTGCTCTATAATTTGATCGATAGAGGCTTGCAGCTCTGTACTGTCATCTTCCAAGAAGTTCTGAATATTTGCAACTAACTGTGTATAGTTCACTTACTTACTCTCCTTGCCAAACACCTTCGCCCCAACCACCTTGACCCCAAGATGTCGTGACGAATATGCTAACTGAACCAACAGCTCCTGTACCAATTGCCGAAGCTGGGAATGGCTGCGTATCAGCCTGCCAAGCTCCTTGGCCCCATTCGCCAATACCCCAGCCCAATTCAGTTAGGATGCCGACTGTGCCTATGGCTCCTGTGCCATTAACTCCTGTCTCAATAGCCTCAGACGCTGAAACTTCTTCACCAATAGCGCCTGTTGCACCTATACCTGAAATACCCGTCACAAGCAATTGAATGTTGCCATTGCCAGATATGCCAAAGCCTTCTACTTCGCCTGTACCAGCTACACCAGTTTCAAAAAGTTCAATTTCAGGAACTTCAATTCCTATTGCGCCTGTGCCAACTGATGCATCTGGAGTTAAGAAGGTTTCAAATGTCTCTGTTCCAATAGCACCCGTACCAGAGACACTTAGATCAGGAACGTCTGTTTCAATTAGTTCGCTTCCTATTGCGCCCGTACCAATGACGGATGTTACTGGAGCGTCTGTTGTAATAAAGAATGTAGATACGCCAATATCGCCCGTACCTTCAACTCCAGAAAGGAATGTGTCTATTTCAAATACAGAAGTACCTGTACTATTTGCTATTGATGTTGATCCATTCACCCCATCGAAATGTAATAATGCAACTGTGTTTCCATCAGGATTATAAGCCGTTGATGGTGGCACAAAAGATGTGCCTGAATATCTGTCAATGTCTGAAATTCTGAGTTCGTCTATGTATCCTGCCCAATTATTAGAGCCATTGAAATCAGAACCAATATGTATGTCTGCTGCGGTTGCTGTTAAACCAAATGTTGTAGAACCTTCTTTTGTTCCATTTACATAAACTGCAAAAGTGTTGCCAAATGGATCGCCTCTTGTGATAGCTATATGAACCCATGTGTCAGCAGAAAATACATCATTTACATTAAATAGCGTTCCATTTGCTCTTAATACTAATAAATTGTCACCCGCTTGGCGTAGAGCTATTGCATTATTTGATGTTGAGTCTCTGCTATCGTAGAATATGTCATCTTGTGTTCCGCTAGTTGGACGAACCCACATATCTACAGTAAATACATTTGATCCAAAATTATATGTCTGGTCAGAAACTACACTATCATCAACGCCATCAAGCAACAGGCTTGCAGTTCCAAATTTTTGTTGTGTTGTGGAAAGTTGCGCACCATTTTGTGCTGTAAATGTTATTCCACCTTCTTCGTTGAAAGCACCAGTTCCTACTACACCTGTTGGCTCCGCCCCAGTGTCAAGTGTTTCGGTTCCTGTTGCACCTGTACCAGCTACGCCTGAAACCACAACATCTTCATTATCAGATACAATTACCGTGCCTATAGCGCCAGAACCAGAAACTCCAGTTACATCGAAGATGTAATCAAAGTGAACTTCACTAACAAATCCAATTGCACCTTGACCGTGAACACCCACGCCGGGGCGCTGTCTGGGATCTATAAAAGGATCAAAATTGTACCCTATAAATACTTCTGCATTTTCGGGGTCTGTATCTGGACGCGGATTAAAAAGTGCTGTCGCATCGACAACATTCTTTGCAGGCGTGAGCTGCGGTTGTTTTGGCTCCCAGTCTTCTGGTGAAACACGCAAGCCATCCCAAGTGGTCTTCAGGTCAGTGTATGGAACCTTTAGACCACTTCTGTCGCTTATCGCTTGGGATTTTTTTCCGCTTGCGTATTTAGCCATTAAGATAAGTTCAGCGCAGTTGGCTGAATCCTCAAACTTACACCATCATTGTCAGAGGCCGCCGCAAACGCGAAGGCACGTTCATACATTTCGTTTAAGATCTGAAACTTTTCATTTGCATACTTCAGGGATATTTTACTGGCCAGACCAGCGCAGATGCATTCGTTCCAGCGATATGGAATATCTGCGTCTTGGTTTGATGCCGTGACATCTTCAAGCTGTCTGATTGCCCAGTAAACCATGCTGTATGTATCCCGATCAGGAACCTGCCAAAAGTATGCGACAGGTGTATATTGCTTGTCGAGCATATATTGGCTTGGCTTGCCGGGGGATGTCTTATTTGGCAATTGATTGTAATCAGCAATCGATACACGATTAATGATCTGATCAGATGTATCAGTTTGAGAGCTGTCTCGAACCACTGCGTCAATAAGATCTATAGTACCTACGGGCAGAGTGTAAGACGCTGTGCCGTTTACAAGCGTCAAAGTCTGTTGCTCTACTGCCCAGTAGTTAATACCCCTGTTTGCCCACTCAGAGAAGAGTAGGTTGAGGCTGCGCCGTGCAGACACAGCCCTGTCACCCGTTTGAATTTGAGGATCTAACCCGCAGCGTTCAAACGCTTCAGTTATGATTTCCTCAACATTTGGTTGAAACGCTACTGTTCCTGAAGTCGCCATCGAAAACTCCTAGTATTCTTTTATGACCCTCAAGACCAATTGATAAGAATCGCCCACAGCCCCCGCGCCAGTAGTTGTAAACTTCACATCACCAGTTGGGTTTGTTCCATATGACAAAGTCGATGGAAGACCACCAAATTTGCTAAAGTCATGGTATCCAATATCGTCTTCGCCAATGTGCATCATAATGATGTCAGTGTCAGCATCTGCCAACACTTCAACGGTCATACTTTTAATGACCCACCAGCCCTCAATAATACGAACTGCGATGCATGGATCTCCATTCGCGTTGGGGGCTAGTGTGGAAACATCAATTTTTAGGACAGCACTTTCATTGCCAGTATCAACGTACTGATACTGGAATGCTAACACTGCTTCTCTGGTGCTATCACTTAGCGTTTTTACTGAGGAAATATCAGCCATTTGCTAGTCCTTGTTTTTTGCAGGACGGACACGTTTTTTCTTAGCTGGCGCTTCTGTCCATGCCTCATTTACATCAGGCGTAGAAGGATCGTCAGCTTTTAACGTACCGTCTGAGTTTCGAGCGCGAACTTTAACAGTTTCAGAGCCGCGCCGTGCAATTTCTTCTTCAGAAGCTGGTTTGAACCTACTCATAACCTAGCTCCTTATGCTGCTGAAATTGTAGCACCTGTGTCAGAACGCTTCCAGTCTGTGCCATTAGAGAAGGCCAAGATAGCCGCGCCTGCTGCGCCGTTAGAAACGTAAACAAGTGTACCTGCGCCTGCATCTGAAGCAGATGGAGCGTTTGCAACTGTATATGTTGGAACAATGATGTCACCTACAAAGCCGTTAGTAGAGGTAACTGGACCTGTGAATGTGGTATTAGCCATTTTAGTACCCTTTTGCATAAGGATTCGCTTTGTAGTCTATGCAACGTCAGGAGGGCAGTAACCTGTCTACAAAGCTAATATGATGCCCTTCTTTGAAAACATACAGCACATCTAAACAAAAAGAAAGAGGCGATCCGAAGACCGCCCCTTAATCATAACACTCTGGAGAAATGTTATGCTGCGCCTTGTGATCCGAAGATACCGCGCCAGTCAGTAGCACCGAAGCTGTAACGCTCACGCACTTTGTAGCGCACGTTGCCAGTCTCGAAGTCACCCTCCATGCCTTTTTTCATAGGCGAGCGTTGGAACATTTTCAGTCCATCAGGAATATCCGTTTGGACAAACCACTGATCGCTGTCTGTTAGACGGCGCATGATGTGGTAGCCCTGTGGGAGATACCCGCCTTGACGAATCGCGTTGATGTCGTTGTCGGCAGTTCCTGTACGCAGTTGTGATTCCAGCAGACGCTCTGCAACAAAAGTGTAAGCAGTTGGGATAACCAACTTCGTACCTTGTGCCGCAACGCGAAGACCGCGATCATCTTTCATGTCAGCAATCTGAATAAGGATTGCTTCAAGTGACACTTCAGACAAATCGGCTGGTGTTGCCAAAATGTTAGACTGGTTGCCAGCCTGTGTTGGGTGTGTTGCACTCAAAAGAGGAGCGCCGTCACCACCATTCACAGTTGTCGCAGTGTTCAAAATGTTAGCCGCTTTGATCTCTTTAGTAGAGGCCATTGAGCGAGCCAACGCTTTTGTATAGCGAGAAGCAATCGAGCCATACTGGCCATCTTCTTCAGCTTCTTCAGTGATTGAGAAAGCCAAAGCGACTGTTTCATGCTGATAACGCGCAGTCCACTGTTGAGAGGCTGCGTCATACGAAACCGCAGAACCCTCTGATTTTGTTGGAGCATTTCCAAAACCTGCGAGGAGTACGTCTTCTTCAAACGCTTTTTGCGAAGTGTTTGATTCAAAAACTGCCTCATATTCGGCTGGATAGCTGTCATATTCGAGTCCGAAAAGAGTATTCAGACCCGGCTCAAGCATTTTAGCAAAACTTGCTCTATTCATAGCCATTGTTCATACCCTCCTTAGATACCAGCACTGTCTTTAAGAAGATGCTCGTTGATAAGCACTTCCATGACAGCGTTAGCTCCGAATGCGTTCTCTGGTGAATCCACCAAAGAAAGAATTTTACAAGAAGCAGCGCCAGCCGCCATTGTGCCACTCAATTCGAAGCCTGATTGACCAGTCGTTGTGGACCCAGCGCCAGCAACAACATCAGCACAGTTGCCGATATTGGTCTGAGCAGGGGAACCCGCAGACTGAACTTTAAACACAGTATATGGACAATCATATACATATGCGATGATGTCAGTAGCTACTGTGCCTGATGGCCAGTATTCACTATAGACGTAAGAACCGTCACTTGCTGTGTAAGAACACCCTGCAAAAACACCAATGTTGTTAACTTCTGTGGCCGTGTGTGGCGTAACAACCCCATCTGCTGTGAGAACGCAGAGATCACCTGTGAAGATGTTTTCTGCAAGACCACTTGTGATGGTGTATTGGTTAGTGCGAGGTGCATTACCGCTCATGTGACGAACTGGGACAAACCCAAAGGCTGCATCTGCATTTGCCATTTTTCGCTCCTTTTAGCGTTAATTAGTCGCTTGCGGCAGACAAAGATCTGCCACGACTGGTTTCAGACTTCCGTTCTTGATAGATCGGTTGTCCACTACGCCGTCCTAACGCATCAAGATCCCCTGCAATTGATTCATTTTGCTCTTCGTTTTTACCAGAATAGTAATCTTGCTTTTGACGCGCGATTTCTTCTGGCATTTCGCAAAGCAACATGCCTTCAATTCCAATTGATCCTGCCCACTGGCCATGATTGATAGTTGGATACAACTTACTTTTCACAGTATCAGCAGGGCGCGGTTCCCATCCTTCACGCATACGTTTATATACGTTGTCTGGGCTTTCCTTACCCTGAATCGAGGTAGCTACCCACCTTTGGACATAGCCGGGACGTGCTTCGGGGGCGTCCAAAAGTGATGGTGGTTTCCATGCCGTCATGGGGCGAGATTCCTCATCACGCACGGAATTGCGAGCTTCGTTTGCGCGAACATTACGTTTATCAGACATTATTGGCTCCTTTGCTGACGCCGAATTTCGGCTTCATATTTTTTAAGACCTTTTTCATCATTGATTCCAAGTTCTCTAGCCATTCTGAGTTGTTCTTGCGACATCCTCACTCTATTGCCCTTGTAATTTGAAGAACCGCCTGTAGTGGGGGCGACTGGTGGTCTACTTTTTGTTCTCGTTTTACTTGGACTTGGTCCTGAAGATAACTCAGGAAACATTTTTTGTAAACGGCTGTTTAAAGTGTGGTAATATTCGTCCGAATTTTTGTCGAAACCTTCCAAGTCAAGTTGGACATCAATTGAACGCGCAGCCGCTGTTTCTCGCTCAAAGCCAGCGGCATTGAACCAGTTATTTGCCTGCCACCACTGCATAGCTTTTGCTGGTGCTGGATTTTGTGCAGCTTGCTGTGCGCGGCCCACTGTGGGCGATGCAGCAGCACGTTGCTGGCTTTGCTGTCTTTGCATTTCTGCAATACGCATGGCCGCTCGCATGTCGGCCATTTGCTCTTGAAAAGCTACTTGCGCTTTTGTGTCGCCTTCTTCCACAGCTTGCTCAAGAGCTGCTTTGGTTTGGCTATAACGCTGGTTAAACGCCTGTTCAGCCGACTGCTGAGATCCATGCTCCAAACGCTCAAGGCGCTTTTGAAGCTGTGCATTTTGCTCTTGAATTTGCCTAGCTTGGATTTCAGCTTCTCGACGTTGACTGACCAGCTTTTGAATGCGCTTTTGAACTTTAGGTCCATAGTCATCCTCTTTTTCTTCCGAAACATCTTTGGCTTCTTCCTTCGCCTCTTGGACGGGATCATCAACCAATTCAATTTCAAATTCTTCTGTTTCGCCCTTGGCCTTTTTAATTTCGGCTTCGATCTCTTCCAGAATTTCTTCTTTTCCTGCCATATCAATCACCCTACATATGCAGCGACATCAACGCCATCTGGCAAGATCGATGTGATTTCATCATCGTTCAGCAGAAGGAATTTGACGCCTTTTACAACAAGTTTCTGACCAGCGTATTTACCATAGGTCACGCGATCTCCAACCTTTGGACAAATTTCAGACCGCCATCGCTGGCCTGTATCTCTGTCACGATATGCTAAGTCACCCAAGGCGCATACTGTGCCATGAGCTGTTAGATATTCTTCGTTGTCTTTAGAGGATTCGGGCAGCAATATGCCGCCTGCTGTTTTGGTTTTAACCTGATTTGGCTGTACCAGAACTTTCCAATTTAAGGGGATTGGCAGTTGATGAGATCCAATTGTTGCGTTGGTTTCTTCATCCGTAAATATTTTATCATGCTGATGAGACACGCTATACATCCTCTTCGTTTAATTTTTTCAATGTTTCGCGGATAACCTCAGAGGCTTGCATTAAGCCTTCTGAGATCCCTACGTTTTTGTGATAGGCATTCATGTCGGCCATCCGACCATCAACCATATCTTCGGCTATCTCAAGCCGTCTTTTCTCCAGATTTTTTCTGATCTGTTGAAGCAGATCGCTTGTTGTCATCTTTCACAGCTCCCGTCATTGAAACACCAGAAACGTGAACTTCGACATCTTTAGATTCTGGCATTTAGTACCCTTTCTTTTTAGGCTTCGCCTTTTTCTTCATTACCTTCTTTTTGACAGATGTGGAAGGTTTCTTTTTGCCATACTTCATCTTTTGTCCTCCATTAGACATTAATGCGCCAAAACTCGCGCGGTTCATCAAACATTACCTGCTGATAATTCACGGGCCAACACCTTCAAAGTGTCTGAAAAGCCCTTATCAAGCTCTTTAGCTGCCATTGCGAACTTGCGCGGTGAAATCTCACTAGACTTCAGTCCACGGCGCTCTAAAAAACTCTTAGCTGCGCGGATTTCTGCCTGCGCTACCTTTTTAACTGCCGCTCTGGCCATTGCCGCCTCCTACTTGATCTAATGCACCGTAACCCATTCCAGTGCCAACTGCCAATGGCACAACATATGTTGGGATACCCTTTTCCATTACTGCTTTTCTGAACTCTGGCGTGATCTTGAAGCCTTTACTGCTGAACGCACCGAAATCCTCTGATTGGATATTGATTTCATCGACAGAAACGTCTTTAGAAAATGCCTTCAACAACTTCTTCAATCGGTTTTGCACATCACGCTGGTAATAGTTTACTGTGCCTTCTTTTACTGAATCTGCGGTTTGACCTCCAACCTTGGCAATCGCCTCTGGATCATTTGGAAATGCCAGATAGTCAACGTCTGGATCTTTGACAGCGTCATAGATGGAACGCCGTAAGCCTTCGTCCAGCCACTTGTTCTGAGAAGACATGAAAGGACCGCCGGGTTTTAGTATCTTACTGCCTTGAGCAATGTCTCCCTCGTAAGACTTTGTTTCAAGTTCTATTAGCTTCTTTTGCAGTTCCTGTTGTTCATT